TTATCTAATAAAGTAATTACCATGAGGTACAGACCTAGTAAGTAAGTACTGAATTGCATATCTTGAAGCATCAATTCCGTGATTAAATTTGTCAATAGGAATTGCACCATTTAGTTTCCAAGTGTAATTATTAAATTCACGAATTAAATTTACCGAATCATTATCTATAATTATTTGATGGTCTTGCATTAATGAAATTCCCGCTAGAATACTTCCTTTTCTTTTCACTGTTGGTATTAAATTAATTCCTTTAGATTTTAGTTCAGATAAAAGACGAGGCTCAGAATTATCCATTACAGTTAGTCCGTTTCCTGCATATCTTCTATTCAATTCATAAAGCTGAGTTGTACTTAGTCCCGCCTTATAGTAATGTTCTTTTAACCAAATGATTTTTCTTTTCTTGTCAATAGCAACCTCAACTAAAACAGACTCATCAACTGAAAATCCTACATCCATGCCAAATATTGAATCTAATTCATTATTAAATTTACCTATATTCCAATCAGTAAATATAACTCCTTCTGCTCTTTTTAACCAACCTCCAAGTATTTGATGATTGTATTTTTCTGGTCTTCTTACTTTCATATCCTCTATTTGATTCACAAAGGATTCTGACAAGTGGTCTAAGTTATCTAAGTATGTAGTATGTATATAAGTAATGTTTTCTTTTGTGCCATTAAATCCATCAGGAACTCCTCTATTCTGAAAGAACCTTTGGTATATCCAATTCTCTTTTGTTGTAGGGTTTAGAATTAATATACATCTATTCTTTACATTCTTTGCCCTAATACTAAAGTCAATCTTATCAAAACTCTCTTCATCTGTTAATTCCTCTGCTTCGTCTAACACAAATGAACTTACACCCTGAATAGATTTAAGCTTTGCAGTTTGGTCTCCACTCGATGTTCTAATACCACTAAAGTATATTGAACTGCCTGTTAAATTATTAATTATTTCTGTTTTAGTTACAGTGAATTGGTCTAATACACCCATCAATTCAAGCTTCTCTATAAACTCAGGGATAATAGACATACCCGCTGAAGTCATTGTATAACGAGTAAATAATATCCTGTGTCCTTTTTCGTATGTAAGTAATACTAAGAATGTATTTGTGGCAAATGATTTACCGCTTCCCCTTCCACCAGTTATTACAAAGTAACGACTTTTAGAATTAAATAGAGCTTGGTATTTAGGATTAAGATTTAAGTCCTTCATCTTTTATGTCTTCTGATTCAATGTCAATAGTTTTTTCTTTATCAGCAAAGTTAATGATTGGTATGTTAACTTCTGTTTTAACATTAAGTTCTTTTAATTCTTTTGGTTTGCCATACTTGTATTCCCAAAGTAATCTCATGTGTGGAAAGCTATCTTTAGATTGCTTAGCTAGTTCGAGCCAAGCTTTCTCTTCACTGCCAAATACTTTTTTCATAGCACCTAAAGCATAGTTACCCAACTTCTTTTCTCTTGCCTTTGGTGGTCTTCCTTGTCCTCTGGATATACCTTTTAAAGCACCGTTGTTAGCTCTTCCGTCTTTCTTTTTTTGTTCGTCTTCTATTCCTTCCATAAACCTCTATTTATTAATTGGCATATAATAGAGTAATTGCCTAAGTCCTGATATGTATCTTTTAACGTTTCATTATTACCCTTGCGATTCTTAATGATTAAGTTTTTCCATCTACTTATTTTGTCATTCATCCTAAACCATAAACCATGTAAAGCAAAATCTTTGCCTTCTTTAGTTTCTAGGTTTGCACCTGTGCTTATATTACCTATGCCATAATCTAATTGCTTTCTGGCAAATAATTCAAACTGCTCTTCAACAATCTTTTCATAACTCTTGTAAAGGTTTGGTGCTTCCTTTTGTAATTGCTTTCTATAATTGTTTTTCATATTTCCTTGTAATGTATTTCTTTTTTTTTAATTGTAGTTCTCTCTCTGGCATATTACTAATAACCATTGTTAATTCATCAATGTCTTTATTATTCAAACTATTTATTTTAGCTCTAATATATTCTCTTTTAATAAAGTTATCCATTTTATTTATATTGTCAACTATGTGTTCTAACCAAATTAATAAACTAGGATTATACTTTTTATGCAAATCAAATGTTCTAAGAGAATGTATAATAGTTGCATGATTTATATTCCAACCATTATTATTATAAAACTTAGTTATCTTACTTAATGGCATTTTTTTATAGTTGTATAGTACATGATTTAATAAAGACCTTACCTCAACATTTTCTCTTTTTCTTGTTATTGTAAATACATCTACTTTAGATAATTTAATTAATTCGTCTGCTATTTCTTTTTGTGTTATCATTATGGTAAATAATTTTTTTGAGTTATGTAATCTTCTAAAGCGTGTAATATTGCACCACAACATTCGTAATGCTCTTCAATCTCGTATTGTTCTATAAGCAAAGGTATTTCTTTTTCTGTTATTACTCTTTTTTTTAAACACATTAGAGTATCTTCATAACAATCTAAGTAATCTAAGTATTCTGTTGGCATTTACAATGTTGCTTTTACAATATAATTTTCAAGGTCGTATTCATTCTTTATATAGTTTTCATATACTTTTATTGCATATTCAACTTTTTGCTCTCCACTATAATAAAACTCTTCGCTTACATCAAATATACCTATTTCATTTGTAGGAGATTTATCAATTACAATATACTTAAAATCCTTGTAACTTTTATTAAATAGATTGCAATAAATATAACATTGACTGTCATAATTAAATTTATTAGCACTACCCTTAAAACTATTGTATTCTATAAGTTCTCCATTTTTGTTGTAAAACGACTTGTTTAATTGTGCAGTGCTTTTTAAATCTATTAAGTGTTCTCCTAAAATGTCTGCCTTACCTCTAAATGGATAATCCATTAAATTGTTTACCATAGGCACTTCAAACTTACTGTTTTCTATAAGTTCTTTTGCCTCATCACAATTATAAAATCTATCTCTCATTTTTAAAGCTACATCTCTGTCTTTAATAGTAAACACATCCCACCTTTCAGCTTTAGCTAATTTATATTCTTTATTTGCTTTTGTCTTAACGTCTAAAAACAAACACTCATTAAATTTATCCTCTTCTAATATACTTGCATGAAATAAATAACCTTGTGCCAAAGCATCTGATTCATTAGGTAGGTTTATTTGATTTAAGTATTCTAAAGGAGATTTAAGTAATTGACTTATTGCACTACTTGATAAACAAGCTTTTGATAAATAGCCATAATAAAAGCTATCTTGAATTGCTTTTTGAGTTAACTCATGTCTGTCATGCATCTCATTGTCTAGTGTGATAATTGGTTCTTTCATATTAATTACAATTTAAATTATATTGAAAAGATGTATAAGATTCCCAACATCCACTTTCCATATAATATGTAATAACCTCATTATTATAACCGTCTCTACATAGGTAAATATACTTAACAGAAGTGTTTTCGTATTCTACATAGTAAGGTTCGTTATAAGGAGCTGAGGGGTATGTGGTTAAGTCACAATTATTACTGCAACTTAAAAATGTACATAAAAGTAATGTGTAAAATATTGTTCTCATATCTCTTTGTTTTCAACACAAAGTTAATAAAAGAAACGATATAAACAAGTATTACATAAAATTCTTTTTCCAAACATCTAATCCAACTGCATAGCGTTGTTTAATGTCTGGGTACTCTAATATCATTTTAGCATTGTTCATAAACCTTGCTAAAAAACTTGCTTTCTCTTCGTATTTTTTTGGTCTTAATAATGGCATATATAAATAACAGATATAATCTATAATGTACTTTAGAATTTACATTTTTTGCAATCCCACTTTTCTCCCATTTTATTTATAAACTTCTTAAAGTCTTTAGTTTCCTTATAATATTTCCATACTTTATCATAATATATACCAGAAACTCTACATTTTTCTAGGGGTATATTCAATTCATCATTATCAAAATCATGCTCTACTTTTAAAACAACACATTTATCAGTATGCCAAGAATCGCATATACGCTCAAGTAATAACCTTTGTCCTGTTGGTATCTTATTAAATTTATATTTAACCTCTATAAGTATTAAAACTTCATTATCAAACTCTAATACTGCATCAATATCTGATGGATGTAGTTTTCCATTTTGAATACCTGTAAAATCAATAACTTGTTTTACTCTATTTCTGTTTCTTATTAGTCCTTTGTTTTCAGTCATTATTATATTCTTTATATACTCTTTCTAGTTTGTTATGTAAATTATTCTTAAAACAAGATGTACAACTGGTCATTGACATTTTTTGATGAAATATTCTATTTCCTATTTTAAGTAGTTTTTCTTGTGTTTTTGGATGTACAGTAGATTTTGCGTCAGTAAAATACTTGTCTAAATACTTAAACTCATCTTCTGTTAAACATTCTGGTTTTTTATATGGAAATAATTTGTTTAGTTTTTCCTTGCGCTCTTCACACCCACAGTCTTCTCCAAGTATAAACTTAGCTACTTTTGCAATACCTGTTTTTTCAAATATCTTTTCGACTGTATCTCCGAGTCCTTTAGCTTTTGTACTTTTTATACTCTTCTTTGCTTTCTTTTCTAATTTTTTCTTTGGCATTTGTTAATGTATTAAATATTGAACTTAAACTTATTTTTGTCTCTTTACTAATATCTCTCATACTCATATCAGTATTTAAATATAACTTAGTAAGCTTCTTATCGTACCAATACCACTCGTCAATTACGCTATCTATTTTATTGCATAATGCCTCTAAGTTAACTTTTTTTTTATAATTATCATTAAACTCATCAATATCATAAGACATTTTATCTATAATATACTTATAATTATCTTTGTCTATATCTGAAAACAATAATGTTTTATTCTTTTTATTATAATTAGTGAATTTACTATAATATAAATTTCTTAGTGTAATGTAAATGTAAAATGTATTTATTTCTTTTTCATTATACATAATTCTTTTTACATCTTTAGTGTAATCGTACATTCTTATATACATATTTTGTACCAACTCATTTGAGTCATCATCGTCTAACTTAAAGCTTTTAGCCATATTAAGCCATTCTTTATGCCTTTCAGCTAATATGTCAAGAATCTTAGAGCTCATCTTTAAATATAATTTCTCTAAGTTTATCAAATGAATTTATAACATAATAGTTTCCTTGCCATTCAGCTTGGAATTGTATTTCGTCTGGAGTAAGTTTTTGTTGTGCAAGTGGTTTATCTCCGTCTTTAATTTCTATAAGGTAGTTGTTGAAATTGTAACCTACTATAATATCTGGTGCACCCTTGCCAAGTTGATGAGTATGGAGGACAGAACATCCTATCCCCCTTAATTGGGCAACTATTTGCTTTTGATTTGCATCTACTCTAGCTCTTTTTCGCATCTTATATTATCTACAATATCAAAGGGTGTTTCCATATTGAAATAATATCTGTTTGATTTTCTACTGTAAGTTATACCCTCGACTTCCTGAGGATAACCTACAAGTTTTTGTTTCTTTATCTTTTGACTGCCAAATATAACTGACGTATTACTAAAGTCTAATGCTCTATTCGGTCTCCATACAAAAAGCACATTATCACTTTTATCTGCAAATGTTCCACCACCTTTAATTCTGTTAACGTCAGGTTTATAATATCTACCTTGGTCATCCTTTTGTGGCGTTACTTGGTGTGCAACTAAATGAACAGAGATTTTATTTTCTACGGCAAACCTTTTAAGTTCACTCATAAATCTACTAATGTATAAATCCTCTCTCTCTCCTCTCTGCATTCTGTGTTGTACAGTATTGTAAGGGTCAATAATCAATGAACGAATACCTTTTGCCTTAACTAAAAACTTAGCTCTCTCAAAGATGTCATCTAATTTATAACTTTTTTTTGGATATATAATAAAAAAATGCTTTTTCATAAACTCCATAGCTTTTTTAAATTCGTCTTCACTCATATAATTATCCTTGTAATAAGGGTCTGAACTTTTGCCAATGTAAGTTTCTATTAAGTCATGAAAGAAGTCATTTATTGGCATATTCTCTGGACTGAACACTGCAAATTTCCATCCTTCATGAAATGCCTTTAAAACTGATAGCTGATTTAAAAACATACTTTTACCTTCATTTTGATAACCTGTCCAAATATTAACTTCTCCGTTTCTCCAAGTCCATGCTCTATCTATAGATTCTATATGAGTTGTTGAACCTCTTTCTTGACCGTTTCTATAACCGTCTAACATACTATCATAAATATCAGTAATGCTAAATATACCTTCAACCTTTGGTACTCTGGCATTCTTAAATCTATGTTGTAATGATTCTATGCCTTCTTCAAGTAAAACCTCATTTGCATCTTTATATGGATTAGTATCAATTAATCTTATTTTTTCAGCACCTATTCTTCTAATTAATTCCTCTTCTAAGTATCTACCGTTTTCATCATTATCAGTACATAAGTAAACAACCTTAGCTTTCTCAAACACTTCATAACAGTTTGTAATACATTCTAGTTTTTTATCTAGGTTTTTATCTTTTGCGTTTGGAGCACCCATATTAACTGAAGTGTGCCAAGTAAAACCTGAAACCTCCCAACTTAATGAATCTAATTCGCCTTCACATAGTATTACAAAATCTTGATTTACAACCCTATCATAATTAAATATAATTGGCTTTCCATTTTTTGATTGCGTAAATGTTTTGTCAACAATGCCTCGTGTCTTATAATTTACAAGTTCATTATTTTTTAAGTATGGAAACACAACGCTCCTTCCATCTTTAGTGGTAGTAATTTTATTATTCTCAATAACTTCGTTAGTTATTCCTCTTTTATTAAGAAACTTAATAGCTTTAGAGTTTATCTTTTTTAAGTTATTTCTAGTTGGCAAAGTATATATTTTTTCTTGCATAGTATTATTAGGGTTTACAGAACCGTTCCAACCGCAATGATGACAATGGTATAAACCATCATCAATATTTATAGACAATGAGCAGTCAGCTTTTTTCTTACGAGTATGACTACATTTTGGGCACTTTACTTTCTGTTGTGAGTAATTGCCTTTAGGTACGATTCCAATTTTTACAAAGTTTTCTTGCATAGTTCAATTTTAAATGTATATTGTTATAATACACTATGTATAATAATACACTATGTATTATTTATTTATATAATACACTATGTATTACATAGAACTGACATTCCTGACACTTGGGTTAACGTAAATCTTACGTTCTTTGCCGTCATTTCCTAAGCTTTTTGTCTTCCTTGTAATGTATTCTTTGTTTTCTAAGTTCTTTAGTATTCTATATAAAGTTCTATCGTTTAGATTAAGTGCCATGCAAATACTATCATTTGAGGCAAAACAATAACCTTTCTTTATAGA